GATTTGAACCCCCGCTGATGGTGGAAGACGACAGTATGATCGACATGGATATTGCCAACGGTGGGATTATGGTGACTAGACCTCCGATCAAACTGTCTCCCAACTACCTGCGTAGTGGCGCAGACTATGGAGCAGCGGATAAGATTGCACGGGATGACAGAGATCAAATCAGGCAGGCGTTCCTTTCGGACGTTCTTGCCGAGCCGTCCAGTCAGCCGAGGTCGGCGGAAGAGAGTCGTCAGCGACAAGCCAGAAGCCTGCAAAGGTTGGCTGCCGCTGCGGATATTATTAACAACGAGTTCCTTGGGCCTGTCATTCAAAGCGTGGTCGGGATCATGGTCCGTCGCAAAGAGCTGCCTGAAGCTGTGGAGTTGGCGAGCGCTCTTGGCGGGGATATCTCCGGCGTGGTGAAGTTCTCCTCGCCCTTCTTCTCTGCACAGAAGCAAGACTCTGCCCAGAGGGTGATGTCATTCTTGGAGCGCAGGATCGCTCTGTTCCAGGCAACTCAGGATCCCTCTTTCATGGAGGACATTGATCCTGACAGGCTTCGTAACTTCGACTCGAAGATGAGTGACGTGCCTGCTACGATCTTCCGCACTCAGGAGGAGATCGACCAGATTCGTCAGGCTCGTGCGGCAAGAGCGGCAGAACAGCGAATCATAGAGCAAGAGCAACAACTACCTTTACAGGAAGGACCGCCGATTGGCTAACATAGAAGACAAGTATCTCGCCACATTCGAGTCGCCCGCAGGGAAAGAAGTGCTTGACCACTTGCGTGTTATGCTTGGAGTCGAGGATACTATTGAGCCAGAGGAACTAATAAACCGTGCGAAGGCTGCCGAAGGGGAGCGTTCGTCCATCCCGATAGATGCCATAGGGATGGCTAAACGGTTGGGCCAGAGAAGCGTTTACTGGAAGATTATGGCAATCATTCGAGCCGCCAAGGAGAAGAAAGATGAGTCTTGAAGATCTACTCCCCGAGGAGTTTGAGGGTCGAGAGGGCTTCCTTGAGAAGTTTAAGGACGTAGAGTCCCTGGCCAACAGTTACAAAGAGTTGCAAAAAAACATGGGGTCATCTGTGAGGGTTCCGACCCCAGAATCTAGTCAAGAAGAGCATTCCGCTTTCTATCAAAGACTAGGGGCACCAGAAACTATTGACGGATATGACATTGAAGAAGGGACGGAAGAATGGGCGACGACAGCAAGAGAGGCAGCGCACAAGGCGCACCTGACGAAAGACCAATGGAAGACGTTGACAAAGGCGCAGAAGACTCACCTCGAAAACCAACGAACAAGCTGGGAGGCGGAGCTGGAGAGTGGACTGGAAAAGTCAAAATCATTGTTAGGCCCGGATTACGAGCAGACGGTAGAGAAGGCGAAGACCGCCCTAGAGATGCTGGCGACGAAGAATGAGAGGCTGGGCGAATCTTTGGGTCAAGTAGATTTACGGGATTCAAATGCATTGGAGCTCTTTAGCATGGTAGGAGATATGATGGCAGATGGAAGCGCACCCGCCGACGGTGGAGCTGCTGAGACGGACGAGTTCGGCGACGACATGGATCTTGCGATGAGAATCAGGGAACTCATGAAGATGAAAGCCTTTTCAAATCGTCGGGAACCTGAGCACGAGAAGATTCAACATGAGTATCGCAATAAACTTCAGGAGCTTGTAAGCAGGGGGTATCAGGGAGTCTCTGATCCTCGTCTGAAAAATAATCCTTGGTGAGCGCTTGCGCCGGGGGTTGTTAAGTTGTATGGATAAGTACGCTTGACAACCTTCGGGCCAGGCAAGACCGCAGGAAAGACTGCCGACAATGGTGAGCGTTATCACTAAGGAAGGCCCAGACGGCTGGACAACCTACCGACTCAAGTCTTAACTTTTGTTTGGAAGGAATGTCCACATGGCATATCCATCAAATACCACGGGTTCGCCGTTCGAGGGTAATGCAAGCCCGACGACTTCACCGAACTACGTTGATCTCTTCAAAACTGCATACGCAGACACCATTCGCCTTAAAGCTCAGAACATGGATTCGGTGCTTTCCGACACCTGTGTCCCTGAAGTTCTTATGGGTGATCCTTTAATGCTTGACTCTTACAAGTCCATTGAGCTTCTTCAGCGTGGTCGTGGAGTTCAGTATGGAGCTGACACTGCCATCGGCGACGTTGAGTACAAGCAGACGGGTACCGAGCGTCGTCAGTTGACTCCTGAGTTTTGGGAGTTTGCTGAGTTGTTCGATCCTCGTGACGAGCGTGGACTCATGCGTGCAATCCAGCCGGATGGAACCTACGTCATGAACGTGGCCTCCGCCTTTAATCGCAAGAAGGACGACGTGATCATCGACGCCTTCAGAGGCGATGTGACCATTGACGGCACTGCACTGACTTCCGGCACCCAAGCCAGAACACAACTGCTTCACTCCTTCCGTAAGGATGTAGACGTTGCTTATGGTGGAGCAGTCACCGGAATCACTGGTCAGGGGGCAAACCTTGAAATAGGTGATGCCGGAGATTCTTTAAACACCACTGGATCGGTCTCAGGTAACAACATTGGTGGGACTATTGGCGCTCTTGTTGAAGTTGATGTTGCCGGAGAATCGGGATGTCAGCAGGTTGTTGCAGCCAGTGCAGATAAACTGGATGGTACCACCGCCGTCACCACTCTACACCTTAAGAAGATCTTAACAGGTCTTGAGGTTTTGCAGACCAATGGTATTCCTTCGGGAACCAAGATCTACTGCGCCATTGGCCCTATGGCCGTCTCTGAGCTGATGGAAGAGGCCCAGTACACCAGTGCTGATTACAATGCCCTTCGTCCTCTTCAGTACGGAGAGCCGACTGAGTTTTTGGGCGTCGAGTTCCGAGTGACCCCTCAGATTACCACTGAGACGGTGCTCTCTGGATACAACTCTACTACCAACCTCTTCCAAATCGGCACGGGCGGTCATTACGCCTACCTGTACACGGACCAGGCTATGGTCTTTGGTTTGGGTGACGACATGAGTGTGCGCTTCGATGAGATCCCTCACCGTGGATATTCATTGCAGTGCTTCCATGATTTCAGCTTAGGTTCTGTTCGCATGGATGCCAAGCAAATGGTCATCATTCCGAACCACAGCAGTACTGCGGGTGATGTAGGTAACATCACCTGATTTGAGTGGAGGCGTCTATGGTTGGCAAGACTTATTACCAGTCTGACAGAGCGTTAGATTTGATTTTGGATGTAACCGTCGTAGGCGCCTCTACGACTTACGTTGGATTGTTTATCACCAACCCGAGTGGGGACGGTGATTTGGGGACTTTACAGAGCGGCACTTGGGAAGAGTCCACTCTGGATAGGGTGCTGGTCAACAACGACGGTACCACACAGCCGTACTGGTCTGGAAAGTCGAGTGAATCCAATAAGCGGATTGTCAGTAACGTGGGTACGATTGCGTGGACAACGGCGTCGAACTACGTTTCCGAAACGATTGTTGGAGTAGGTATTTGGGACAATGTTTCGGCGGGAAACCTCTTGTACTGGGAGCCGCTGGATAGTTCTAGGGTCGTTGTTGCCAGTCAAGAACTAGCGTTTACAACAGGCAACTTCAAAGTAAGGGAAGATTAAATGTCAACAACAACAGCGTTTAAACAAGGGTTACTCGATCAGGCCATGAGGGGTGAAGTATACCACGCCCCCTCTACAGATCGGATCAACGTGGCTTTGCATTTTGCCAACGGGACCTCTTCGAACGACCCATTGACTAACTCAGCAACGTTCACCGCTAGTCACACCTCTAGCGGATCGAATGACAGTTTTGCGGACGTTCAGTTCGATGCAGCGGACGGATCGAGCGTGTCGGATAACACGTCTCAAGTGAGCAACTCAAACGTTCAGTCCGGGGTCACTGGTGTTACAAACATCACATGGGTGACTCTGCACCTAGCGACGGATGCGACAACGACATTCGCCAATGCGATCATGTCCATTGCGGTTTCGGGGACGACCTTCTCGGACGGAGATACTGTCCAGATCAATNTCGGAGCACTGGACGTATCAATCACTTAGAGCCTTTCTTCTGTGTGAGGGGGGGACGGGCTGGCGGGCTTCCGTTCTCCCCCGTTTTTAGGGGGACGCATGTTGAAAGCATTCAGCTCTGGCAGTCCGGTGCCGGTGTCTCCTGCAAGTTGGCCGACGAATGAAGTTGTTCGAGATGGAATCATTGCGGGTACATATAGAATGTGCCTCAAGGATGGGACTACAGGGATATGGTATGCGAACCTGTCTGCATATTCCTCTCACTTCGCAGATGACCCACCTTATTGGGACTTCTATTGGACTCCTTTTACGCTGTCGGGTAGCTACAAGTTCAACGAAAGAGCGGTAGTCACTTCTACAGGCACACCTTATTTAGGTTGGCCTTCCCACGAGTTCGGCCCAGGAGACTGGGAGGTTGGCGACACACTCAACTTGGGTATGTGGGTTAAAACGTCATGACAGCGCACATTGCCAGCCGTATTGTTGACAGCACCAGAGCAAATATTAGTGGCACTGGCGACAATACTAACTACACGCTTCCAACATCGGGCACCATTATCATCTTGTGTTCTTCCGTGCAAGACCAGGGCGACCGGATGGAGACCACCAATAACTATCACTTGGAGTATGCGGTAGGCGGCACCACGAACTGGAACACGATGCCTACAACGGGAACTGCCGCTGTCCCCAAGATTGTCAATAACACTACTGCTTCTTCGCTGACAGATGACAATGGGGTGGTGGGCTCTGAAAGACGGGCAGCTCCCAGTAGCAATCCCAGTGAAGACGGGTTTGTTGACAATGGTGGCCGGGAACATGAAACCAGCAACGAGCTAACCTACGGCACTCAGGTAAGGGATTCGCAATGCGAGGCTCAGTTCGCTATAGACTTCTCTAACTGTGCGGCGAGTAGTTCTTGGAGATTTCGGATTGTATGGGGATCCCGTGGGGGCGACACCCCGCTGAACCAAACTGCGGGCGTCGTACTTCCTGCGGGTGGTACAACAATATCACTTTCCGCTTCTGGGTCTGTCGGTGCTATTAGTGGAACAGCTCAAAGACCGATAGTTACTCGGACATCTAATGCGGTAGCGGTGCAAGGCTCGGTCGGAGTTATCAGCGGGCAGGCTTCCGTTGGTTCATCGGCCACTACATCCTCTGTAGCAGAACAGGGGAGCATTGGTACAATATCAGCTTCGGTGACTGTTGGCTCGTCTGCGACTACATCCTCTGTAACAGAACAGGGCTCGATTGGAGTTATCGGCGGGCAGGTTGATGTTTCGTCGGTAACTACAGCGACCCCATCCCCATCGGGCTCAGTAGGCGTGATCAGTGGAGAGGTGGAGGTCGGTTCTACAACAGCAACAGCCGCCGTTGCAGAACAAGGCAGCATAGGCGCCATTAGTGGGGCCGTTGGAATCGGTGGAGTCACAGTTGTTACAGTGTCGCCCTCGGGCACTGCCGGAACAATAAGCGGCCAGGCGGGTGTGGGCACCACAACAAGCACTGCCCTTGTTTCAGAGACAGGCGGTGTGGGGCCCTTGGCGGCACAGT